TAGCAAGTACAGCAAAAAGATTGATGCCCCTGTTTATGAACCCTCAGGTGATTGCCCACCAATTTTAGAACTTTACGATAGAAGCAAATACGAAGAACTTACGGCAAAAATTTACCAAGACGATAGCATTGACTCAGAAATAAAAGAATTTTTGCTTGCGGCGGCGGCAAGGCACATACGTTTTGACTTTGAACAGATTGCAGAATTTTATGCACACGCACCACCAGACTTGCAACAACTGATGGAAGATAGTGCTTTGGTGATTGTGGACTTTGACAAGGCAATTGCTGGTGGATATGTAAAACTTTCCCAAGTCATTGGCGACATTTACACCAGTGAAAAAGGTGCGGAACAATGACAGATCGCAACTTTGCTGTATTCATCTTGACCCATGGTAGAGCTGATTCAGTTTACACATTCAAAACATTGAGACAGCAAGGGTACACAGGCAAGATTTACCTGCTTTGCGATAACGAAGATAAACAAATCACCAAATACAAAAATCTATACGGAACAGACACGGTCATTGTTTTCAATAAACAGGATGCAATGGACATTACTGATAGCGGTGATAACTTTAAAAAGCGCAACAGTGTAGTTTTTGCACGAAACTGGAATTTTAAAGTGGCAAGTGATCTAGGTTTGACCCATTTCTGGCAATTGGATGATGATTACACACGTTTTGATTATTCACTTAATGCTGAAATGCAATACACAACATCCAACAATAAGATTGGCAAGTTGGATGATCTGCTTGATGCGATGATGGATTTCATGGATACAACACCATTCCATTCCATTGCATTTGCACAAGGTGGGGACTTCATTGGTGGACAAGAATGCACGTTATTAAAAAGAATGCGGAACGATGAAATTTATCGCAAAGTAATGAATTCGTTTTTGTTTAGAGTTGATCGACCAGTGCATTTTATGGGACGAATGAATGATGATGTGAATATGTATGTCGAACATGGTAGGCGTGGAGTCCTTTTAATGACCACACCACAATTACGACTGCAACAAAAAGTTACCCAGCAAGATGATGGCGGTATGACTGAGGCATATCTTGATTTTGGTACATACGTTAAATCGTTCTACTCTGTTATGTATGCACCATCATGCGTTAAGATAAGTGAACTAGGTACTACTGATAGACGGATACATCATCAAATTGTGTGGAAACATGCAGTGCCAAAAATAATTGACGAAGTACATCGTAAACCAAGAGTTTTATCACGTATTACAAGCACTGTGCAATCTAAGTAAGTACTAACAAAGACATAAATGGCAAAAACCCACGAATTCCATAACCAGCATTTGCTTTCTGCTTGTCCGCCAGACGTGGATGTAACTGAGTGGAACGAGTTTAGAAACATGATGGCTGGTGCTTCTGATTTGAAAGAATACAGCCACCCTTTACAAATTGATGTTGAACTAAATGCTGGTTGCAATATGGCGTGCCCATTTTGTGTTCACGGATACCAAAAGATTGCAGACAATAGACTGGACCGTAAAAAGTTTGAAAAGGTTTTGCGGGAAGCTGTCAGCATTGGGGTGAAGTCGGTCAAATTTAACTACATCAATGAACCGATGTTACGAAAAGACCTTGAAGAAATCATCCGCTGGACACGAGATCAAGGCATCATAAACATCTACATGGTGACAAATGGGACGTTGTTAACACCCAAGCGTAGACAATCACTTATGCAATCTGGCTTGACAAAGTTGTTTGTTTCGTTAGATGCTGTAACCGAGGAAACCTATAACAAGCAACGATTGTCTGGTCAATTCAACAAAGTGGTGGCAAATGTTTTGGCTTTTATCAAAGAGCGTAATGAGTCAGGACAGCAATTCCCACTTGTTCGTGTGAGTTTTTTAAAGAATCAGATCAATAAGCATGAGGAAAATCAATTCCGTGAGTTTTGGCAAAACAAGGCAGATTTGATTGCATTCCAAAAGATGAACGAAATACCAGATCAAAAGACAAGTCTCACTATTGCTGATGTGGAAATGCCAACCAAAGGATGTGATCTGCCTTTTAAGCAACTTGTGATTGATGATGATGGAGAGATATTGCCATGCTGTAAATTGGCTGGGAAGAAACTACCAATAGGCAACATTAATACGATGACATTACAACAGGCATGGGATTCTACTAAGATGAAATACTTGCGAAAAATCCACAGTACTGATGAATGGCATAATCACGCCATATGTCGTAACTGCATGTGCAACGACTAAACAACGCAGTAAATCAACCTTTCGCGGAGGTTACTTATGAAAAAAATCACTGAAAATTCCACCCAACTGCCTAAAAAAGAGGCAGATAGGCCAAAACAGAACGGTGGGGCACGAGAAGGTAGTGGTAGAAAACCCTTTGTACCTACTGATGCCGAGCGCAGACAAGTTGAGGCAATGTCGGGTTATGGTGTGCCCTTTGAGCAAATAGCCGCTTTGACCCGTGATGGCATTGACATTGACACACTCAGAAAATACTTTAAGTCTGAACTTGTCAACGGCAAAGCCAAAGCAAACGCACAAGTTGGCAAAGGAATTTTCCAAAAAGCGATGGCTGGTGATACAACAGCACAAATTTGGTGGTCAAAATCTCAAATGGGCTGGAGAGAAACCCAACGCCATGAACTGACTGGGGCAGATGGTCAGCCACTTGAATTCGCCAAGATCGAACGTGTTGTTGTAAAGCATGGGTAAAACCCTGCAAATTCAAACCCCTGAATGGGCTTTGCCTTTACTTGAATCCAGTCGCTACAAAGGTGCATGGGGTGGTCGCGGGTCAGGCAAGTCGCATCTCTTTGCTGAGATGATGATTGAGGCTCACATCATGGACCAGAAGCATCGTAGTGTTTGTGTCCGTGAGATACAAAAGTCTTTGAATCAATCCGTCAAGCGTCTGTTGGAGACTAAGATTGAGGGCATGAATGCGGGGGCGTACTTTGAAGTACAGGATTCAGTTATCAAGTCCAAAAAGGGCGATGGGGCGATTATTTTTCAAGGTATGCAGAACCATACCGCCGACTCCATAAAGTCGCTGGAAGGATACGACTGCGCCTGGGTTGAGGAAGCCCAAAGTCTGAGCCAAACCAGCCTTGACCTATTAAGGCCAACAATCCGTCATCAATCAGACCCAGTTGATTTTTTATTGCGTGGGCCAGAACCGCCAGACAGTGCTACCGTCATCAAAGTCAACTTTGGGGAAAACCCTTGGTTTCCTGATGTCCTGCGGGACGAAATGGAGTACGACAAACGGCGTGACCCTGACAAGTATCAGCACGTTTGGATGGGTCAGTACTTGCGAAACAGCAACAGCAGAGTATTCCGCAACTGGAAAATTGACGAATTCGATGCGCCATCAGATGCCATTCACCGCCTGGGTGCAGACTGGGGGTTCTCAGTAGACCCGACTGTGTTGGTGAGATGCCACATTATTGGGCGCACTCTTTACATCGACCATGAGGCATACATGGTGGGTTGCGAGATTGTCAATACGCCTGAACTATTTATGCAAGTGCCAGAGGCAGAAAAATGGCCAATCGTTGCCGATTCAGCCAGACCAGAGACCATCAGTCACATGAAGCGCAATGGCTTTCCAAAGATCATGACAGCGGTCAAAGGCCCGAGGTCTGTCGAGGAAGGCATTGAGTTTTTGAAGAATTACGACATCGTTGTTCACCCAAGATGCATTCACACCATTGACGAACTTAGCCTGTATAGTTACAAATCTGACCCATTGACGGGTCGAATCCTGCCCCAGTTGGAAGACAAAAAGAACCATGTGATTGATGCCTTGCGGTATGCCTGTGAAGGTATCAGGCGTTCAGCGGTCACAAAATCAGCTATATTCACGCCATTGCCCAATGTCAAACGCTGGTAGATAATCGCCCAAAAGGACACAAATGGCACGCATACCCAATGACCAACGCCTAGCGAATCTGCACTCTGAAGCACTGCGGCAGTTCAACGATATACAAACTGCACTCAGGGATGAGCGTCTGCAATGCTTGCAAGATCGGCGCTTTTACTCGCTGGCTGGCAGTCAATGGGAAGGCCCACTCTGGGACCAATACGAAAACAAACCCAAGTTTGAAGTCAACAAAATCATGTTGGCGGTGATTCGCATCGTCAACGAATACCGCAATAACCGCATCACAGTCGATTATGTGAGCAAAGATGGGACTGAAAACGACAGGCTGGCGGAAGTCTGTGATGGCCTATATCGTGCTGACGAACAAGCATCTGTGGCTGATGAGGCATACGATAACGCTTTTGAGGAAGCTGTGGGTGGTGGCATTGGCGCATGGCGGTTGCGGACTGTCTACGAAGATGAGGAAGACCCAGAGAACGAACGCCAGCGCATCAGGTTCGAGCCAATCTTTGATGCTGACAGTTCAGTTTTCTTTGACCTGAACGCCAAACGCCAGGACAAGTCAGACGCTAAGTTTTGCTTTGTGGTCACCAGCATGACCCG